GTAAAGTGAATAAATTAGATTTGACGGTAAGCCCAGAAGGTTTCCAAAATTTAAGTTTAGATTTTGTTGGAGCAAGAGAGACGGCGTCTACGACAAGTTTTGATTCTACCCCAAATGATTTGACAAAGGTTTCTTGGACGGGTTTTAATATAGCTTATATTAAAGAGGGCGGAACACCAATAGCAACGGTAACTGAAGTTACTCTTAGTATAGAGAATAACCTTGACGCTTCTGTTTATGTTATAGGCGGGCAAGGTGAAAGATATTCGCTACCAGAAGGAATTGTAAAGGTAAGCGGTAAAGTAAAGGCGTTGTTTGATGGAATGAGTTTACTCCAAAAGGCTATGAATTCGCAAACTTCGAGCCTTGAAATATCCTATTCTTTAGGCACGGGCGACGGCTCCAGTGGCAATGAGGCGTTAGATATTTTAATACCAGAGTTGATATACTCCCCAGCAAGTCCAGCTATAGCGGGGCCAAGTGGCATATTTATTGAATTACCTTTCGAAGCATTTTACAGCACAAACTCGACGGGTTCGAGTATACAAATGGTGTTAAAATGCACGCAGGCGACTTTATGAAGTATGAAATAAACGGCAAAAAGTATATCCAAAAGCCTATGGTAATTGGCCAAATTAAGCAAATAGCGGGCCTTTTAAACGATTTCCAATTGAAAGAAACACCCAATACGATGGATTTTATAAGTGCTTTGGGCGATAAGATACCAAACTTTTTTGCGATTGTTTTAGTCGAAGAAGGCAAGAGCCCAAAAGATAAAGATATCGATTTATTATCTAAAGAATTGGAGCAGTGCAGTTTAGAGACGGCCGTAAAGGTAATAGACGATTTTTTTTCTTGCAACCCACTGTCTTTAGTATTTCAGAAGGTGGGCAGTTGGGCGAAAACTCTGACAAAAACACCTTAGAAATATTAGACGAAGTGGTTCTTTATTTGGCTAAGGGCGATATTACCAAAAGGGACGGGATAGAATGGAGCTTTACTTTAAAAGAAGCAGAAAAGTATTTAAAGTATGTAATGCGCGAAGTTTTATTTCGAGAAAGTGTAATTTCTTTTTTAATAGGCGAGACGGAAGCAGAGAAAAAAGAACGATACCAGAAAGAATATGAGAAGGCTTGCAAGGTTGCGGGCAGAAAGCCTGGCAAGGCTGAGGTGTTAGATTGGCAGATAACGAAGTAAAATTAATTATAAATGCAATAGATAATACCACAACAGCTTTTAATAATCTCAATAATAACCTCAAAAATATGAGCACCCAAGTAGCTGAAGGAATAACCAAATTTGCCGAATTAGCTGTAACTGTATACGAAACGCTTGAAAAGACAAAAGAGTTTATTACAGAAGGCTATAAAGCCGTAGACGAATTCAATATGAGCGTTTTAAGAACGGCTACGGTTTTAACTCAATTAAAAGCTTCGCAAGATAAAAATCTCGATACCAAAGAGTATTACAACCAAGCTAAAGAGTATGCAGAAGGCCAACAAGAGATAGCGGAGCAAGTGGCGAGCAAGTCTATAGCCTCATTAAAAAACATCGAAAAAGAGATGTTTATAATAAACGAGCACGGGATAACTATTAGTGCTTCTAAAGAAAGCATCGATAGCTTGGTGGCTCTATCCAATGCAATAGAAATAGTGTCTTTTACGGCGAGAAGTTCTCTTAAGACATTAAAAGCCGAAACTGAAGGATTGCTCGACGCAGATATAAAGAAATCACAGTTAGCTAAACAAATCAATGAGTCTATGGGCGGAGACGATAACCATAATGTTTTGGCCGAAACAATTAGAATGTGGGAATCGCAAGGCCGAGATGTTATGGTTGAGTTGGCAAAGTATATGCAAGGCTATAATGCCTCAGCAAAGGATTATGAGGGCACTTGGGCAGTAATAGAAAACCACCTCTCTACCATAAAAGACGAAATGATGAGATTGGGCTTTAAAGAAGTCTACCAAGATGTAAATAATTTATTAGTTGGAATTATTAAATATGTAGAGCAACACAAACAACAGATATCAGAAGGCATAAAAGGGGCCTGGATAGAGGTAAAAGGTGTATTATGGTTTATTGGCGAGTTAATAAAACTTATAGCAATGGAGATAAAAGGTTGGCAAATAATTTTTGATTTAATAGCAAGGGGCTTGTTATATATTAGCGATGGAATTTTGCCTTATATAGCAGAAAAGCTAAGGATTTTAAAGCTTTTAGCGTCGGAGTTTCTTAGCGTATTAACGAGTGGAGCCAAGACAATAGCCTATACTCTAAGTTTTCAATGGGGCAAAGCAAGCGAGCAGGCAAAAGAAACTGTAAAAGAGGCAGATAAGTTCTCTAAAATTATGAAAATGGCTGTAGACACGTCTTCGTTTTCACAACGTATGAAGTATGTAGCCACCCTTATAAAAGAAGCTAATGAGCGAGAAAAAAAAGGTAGCGAAAAAGCAGAAACGCCAACTGATTTTAAGTCTCCTAAACACGTTCACCACTTTACTGATTCTGACAAGGCAAAAGGTGGTGGCGATTTAGACAGCTTAAGAGACTCTTATAATGCTTTAATGGACGAGCTTTACTCCGCAACTCAGGTTGGCATAGCAAAAGATTTGGCAGATACTGATAAATGGTTGACCGAGAAACTAAAGAAAATAAAAGAATTTCAAAAGAAAGGCGTTATATCGTCCCAAGAGGCTTTAAATGCGATAAATTTGGCCCAGCAAGGGGCAAGCACAAAAGACGATAAAATAATCGAAGATTACCATAAAAAAAGGGTTGATTTAGAGAGAGATATCACTAAAGAATTTCAGACCGAATATGATAAAAGGCTCGCAGAGGCCCAAGATTGGGGCGATAAAGAGACAGAAAAACTTGACGAAATTTATAAAAATAACCATTTCGACCAAATTGTTTATGATAAGCTCCTAAAATTAAATGTAAAAGAGGCGGAGCTTTATAAACAAGACGCAATGACTTATGAGCAATACCAAGATGATAAAATTAAAATTGAAGAAGCAACAGCCCAAAAAAAGCAAAAAGTCGAGCAAGATTACCAAAATAAAATAGCCGAATTAAAAATACAGAATGCTTTAGCCCAGATAGATTTAGATGTAAAGCTTCAAAATGAGAGCCAAAAAGACGCATTAAACGAGCAAATCGATTTAAATATGCGTTTGTTAGATGTTTATAAGCAAGAGGCTAAGCAGTTTAGAGACGCAGGCGACGACCAAAATTATATCCAAAAGATGGAGCAAATAAAGAGGTTGGAGTCCTCCATTGTTGATTTAAAGCTAAAATGGTTAGAGTTAAATGGCACAATTGGGCAGGGTTTCCAGTTTGCAATGAAAGAGTTTTCTGACAAAGCCTTATCGAGTTTCCAGCAAGGGAAAGAAATCGCTAACTCCCTAATAAGCACTATGCAAAATGGGCTGACAAGCTTTTTAGATGTAACGAGTGCAAAGTTTATGAATTTTAGAGATTTAGCAATTTCTACGCTCCAGAGCATATACCAAGAGCTTTTAAAGATTTTAGTAATACAACCATTAGTTAGCTCTTTGGGTGGTTTATTAGGTGGTGGTGGTGGCCTATTTGGCGGTTTATTTGGTGGTGGAGCATTAGAGCCAGCGTCGCCAAATATTGGTATGTTGTCGGGATTACACTTCCACACGGGCGGTTATGTGCCACGATTCCATTTGGGCATTGATGAAGTGCCAGCTATTTTGCAAACGGGCGAGAGAGTTTTGTCGAGAGAGCAAAATAACACTTTTAATAAGTTAGCGAGTGCTTTAGATAACCCCGCACCAGCAAAGCAACAGCAAAGTGTTAATATAGTAAATGTAATCGACCCACAATTGTTGAATCAATACCTATCCAGCCAAGCGGGCCAAAAAGCGGTGATAAATGTAATAAGTAACCAGTCCGCGCAAATTAAAAAAGTTTTGAGGTAAAAAATGGCATATTCAGGGAAGCAAACTATCACGGGCCAGCAGAATAATTTTGTAAGTGCCTTTACTAATTTCTTTAGGTTTATTTGTGGAGACCCGAATACTCCAGGGAAGGATTGGCAAATTGTATATACCAATTTAGATACTTCGCCTAATAGCTTTACCTCTATAGCATATTCGGGCAGTATAACGGTTAATGCCTTAAACACACCAACGGCTTTACCCACTGGTTTTGTAAGTAATTATACCTTTACTAATGGTTCGACCACTTTAGTGGAAGGGACTGACTACACTTTAGATTGGAAGCTTGGCTATTTTACCCTTTTGCAAGGGACCGTGCCAGCCACGATTAATTATTCGTATAATTTTAAGAGGTATCAGATAGTAGTAAGAAATACAGGCCTTGACGGGCAAAGCCAAATAGATTTGGGCTTTTTAATGCTTTCTACGGGATTAGATAAAGCCAATATTGTAATGACGGGATACCGTAGGTTTGATGTTGGAGTAACGAGCTTTTTTGATACAACGGGCAATATGTATGCTTTGCAAAGCACTAGTTTAACTAATTGCTCTTTTCCAGCCTTTGGATATTGGACGGGCGATATCTACCAATGGATTTTTTCAAATAAGCAAAGAATTATTATTGTAGTTAGAAATAATACCTATTACTCTTTTGGCTATGCGGGTTATTTTATGCGAGTAAGTTTGCCTTCAGAATACCCAACCCCTATGTGGATTTATGGTGATTTATGGACGGGAAGTGATATAACGAATACGAGTTATGCGATATATTATGATAACACTGCTAATAGTTGGCCTTCGGCAGTAAGAACTTATATCGCTCAACCTTTTTCGTCTGGTTTTCAGCCCCCTACGAATAGCAATGATTATGGCAAAGGCGGAATGATTAACTATGCTAATCAATGGAGTCGTAGATACAGAATGATACCAACGGAAGGGCCAGCTTATTTTTATGATGGAGCAAATTATTATGACGGAGGTTCAATATGGTATACTTGGGCTACTGTAGCATACCAATCGGGATATAATAATGTCTTAATGCCTCTTTACCTGTTTTGCGATGAATATATTTCGGGTTTTCCTGATGGTTGTTATTACTCGCCTGGTTTTGCGTTGCAGTCCGAAAATGAATTTACGGTTGGAAGCGATACGTATATTATTTTTCAAAATTGTTTTAGGACGGGATATGACGGCTTTATGGCCATCAAGGAGGCTTAATGGCAGTATTTAATAAATACCAATTTACCAATGTAGCGACGCCTTTGGCAGTTTTGCAGAATATAGCCAATAGCGTTGTCTTAAATGGTTGGACGATAGATAAGTTTGATAACACAAACCTTGAGTTATATATACACTCTACGGGCAATGGAAGCCAAAATTTGTATTATTCGATGAAGTATCTTTATTATTCTGGCTCGTATGGGACTTATTACTATTTACAAATATATGGCAATTTAGGATTTAACGGAAGTTCGGCGTATAGTGCACAGCCAGGAGTGTTTTCAAGCGGATATAACACTCTGATGCCATTTCATAACCCAGCGCAATTTCCCTTAATGACTCAATGGGTTTTTGCTAATCAAAACGGAATTTTAGTTTTTTTAGACGGAAATTTTAATATTGTTTATAGTTCAGTTTATCCCTTTAAAGGAAGGTGGATTGTCCCGATTTTTATGGGTTCTATAGAGAGCTACAAAAGTGGAGAGACGGAAGGCAATATTCTTATAACCAGCAAAGCGATGAATGTTAATGGTGGGCCTGTTGTTTTTAGTATTTGGAGCGGAGCCAATGACGGGTCATACAGTTCGGGCGATTTGTATTATTTGAGTGCAGGGCGAATAAAAGGGGCGGTGAGCTCTACGGTTTCTTTGGCAAGAGCTTGTGTCCCTGCTGGTTCATATGGTTATATATCTGTTGTGCAGAATAGAGGTTACTCTTATAATTGGGCGGTTAAAATGAGCTCCTACACAAATAAAGCCCCAATAATTAAGCCGATAATATCCCTGTCTTATGCAATTAGTGGTTATAATTATTTTCACCCAATAGGCGAGTTGCCCTATTATGCAACGGCGGGCTATCCCTATTTCTTGCCTGGCGACACGACTTATTATGGGCAGAGAAAGTTTACGATAATTGAAATGGGCGATTATCAGTCCCCTTATGGCGTAGCAATAGAAACAGGTAATTAATGGCATATATTTTCTCTATTTTTGAAAGTTTTCTTATACCAGCACCAGAATGGCCTGAAAGAGATTTAAATTACTTTCCTACGACGGCTAATGTAGCAATAGATTTATTAAAAGACCAAGAGCCTATCCTTTTAACCCATTTTATTTATAAAGATTTAGTATTCGGTGGAGCAAAAAGAAGCGGGCTAAAGGCCTATGATATGTATGATATTTTCTATAACCAGATTTGGTTATCTTTAACTAATATAAGTGCGGGCCTCGTATCCACAGACCAATACTATAATTTTTATATTTGGAATGCTTACACCCAAAAAGTTAATTTAAGCCAAATACAAAACAATGCCCTTGATGGAATAAGTTTCTCCACTGTTTTGACTGGAGCATACAACCCATTGGTTCAAAAAAGCACCGTAATAAAAATTCAAGCGATAAACGGCCAACCCGTAATAAATGGCAGTTTTGGCTTTTTGTTTGATATTGGCGGGAACTATAATCTATTTATAACGGGCTTAAGAATAACCACATTGCCTTTGGTGCATATTATCCCTGATAGTTTTGAATTTACCCTGTCTTATGCTTTAGTTAATGCCGTAAATATGTTTCTAAAAGAGCAAAGGCGAAATTTAGTTGATACCCCACTGAGAGGTTATAAAGCAAAAGCCTTTGTCGATGATATGTCTTACGGCACAGCAAGAACGAGTTTAGACCAACACGGGGGCAAGTTGTTTGCGGTTTCGATACCATTTGAAAAAATAACCCCTGTAGCGAGCAATTTAAACGGTCTATCGTCAATAGTAGTAAATGAAGATATATCTAAATATACCGAAATTACCACTTGCCCTTTAATAGTAGTTTACCAAAAAAGCACCCAAGTTGCCTATTGTTTGGAAGTGGCTTCGATAAACACAACCAATAAAGCAATAACTTTGCAATATCCAGCAACGAGTAATTTACCAGCAAATGATATAGAGATTTACCCAGCCTTTTATGGAGTAATAAATAATATATCCCAAGACGGAAAAGCGGGCAAGTTTGCAATGATAGATTTTGAGGCTAAAGAGGTGTTTATATAATGCAATCTATGACGGGACTAAATACCTTAAGCACTATATTTGTTTACCCCCAGCCTGATTTAGATAATTATAAAGTGGAGTATTTAGATAATGGCGATTATGTTTCTTTTGCAGGGACAAGAACGATTGGTTACCCATATACCCCTGTATCTCTAAGAAAAATAACGGCTTCTTATACCTTTAAAACAAGGACGGATTTTCAAACATTAAATTCTTTTTATAAGTTTACCAATGGGCAGTTGTCGAGGTTTTGGCTTGCTTGTTGGAGCCAAGAGTTCTCTTTAGCTGTGAATGCGAATTTAAACGACCCCTATTTAATGGTTAATTTTTCACAGTTAACGGCTAAAAATGACACTAATTTAAGAATATTTATCATAACGAAAGCGGGCGATTTGATTGTTAGAAAAGTAACTTCTTATGAAATAGAGACGACGGGCTATGAAAGATTAATGCTTGACACGACAATGCCTATCGGAGTAAATATAACTGATATAAGGTTCTTTGGCAGGCTAATCTTAGCAAGGCACGCGAGCGATTTTGTTGTAAAAATACAAAAAGCAGATGGCGAGGATATGATAGGCCAGGTTAGCTTAGTCTACCAAGAAGTCCCTTACGAATATTCGGAGGTCTAATGGCGTATAATAATGATATTGTGCAAACTCAATTACCTACTTTTGCTGAGCTTTATGATTTTTATTTCCCTCAATATGCGATAAATGTAACAAATTACCCAAAGAATATTACCTATAATAGCACCACATATATAGCAACGGTAATGCAAAGAAGCGAATTTACAGCAGAGAAAGGCAATAAAAGAGAGGTTACCATAACATTTGCGACTAAAGAGTCGAGCTCTTTAGATTTTTTGGTTGTAAATGTGCCACGTATTAGATTAGTTTTAAGGCGGTTGTTTTTGTCTACCCAGAGCATAAAAACTCTTTTTGTGGGCGAGGGCGAGGCTGTAGGCGTTGAGGGAAGGACTATAACTTTTAAGGCAGAAGATATTCTAATGCTTAATCAAACTTTAGTGCCTCAGATAGTATATTCGGCCTATTGTAATGCTACTTTATATGATGGCTATTGTGGAGTATTAAATACCAATTTTAGAGATGTAACGACGGTTTCGGCGAGTGGTTCGGTGATAAAAGCGTCTATATTTGGTTCTAAGCCTGTTGATTGGTATACCTACGGCTATGTGGAGTATAACGGTAAATATAGAATGATAACAAAGCACGACCAACCAAATAGCCAATGTTTCCTCCATATGCCTTTTGATGATAATATTGACGGCCAGCAAGTTATAGTTTATGCGGGCTGTGATAAAACACCCGCGACTTGTAAGAATAAATTTAACAACCTTGCAAGATTTAAGGGGTTTCCATATATACCTACCAAAAACCCCGTAATGTGGGGCTTTAAATGAGATATTTTTTTGATAATGACGAAGAATGGGCAAAGTTTAAAAGCGAGCTTCTTAGTTGGATTGGAACGCCTTATCGACACCTTTGGGGCGCAAAAGGGCGCGGGACTGATTGTAACCAATTTGTTGGGAATGCGCTAACCCAAGCGGGTATTTTAGACGGCTATAAATTCGATATATATTCTCCTGAGTGGTATATACACCTTGATAAAGAGATTATTTACGACTATATAATGTATAATAAGAGGTTTTTAAAGAGTGGTTTAGATTTTATTGAGCTTGAGCCCGACAATTTATATAGGGGCGATTATTTGCTTTTTGCTTACCACTCACCTAAGGGGTTAATGAATCACGTCGGTGTTTATTTAGACAATAACGAATTTATCCACAGTGCACCAGAAAGGGGCGTAATAGTGTCTGAATTAAATTACCATTGGAAGAAGCACCTTAAGAAAGTGCTTCGATTGGTGGAGCTGTAATGGGCTTCGCGGTTATCTTGGGTGCCTTTATAACGGGCGGGCTAACTTGGGCTTTATCGGGTAGTTTAATATTGGGTTTAGTAATGGTTGGGCTAACCCTAATTTCTTCTATTTTTACCCCTAAGCCAACAATGAATATGAAGCCCGCAAGTTTTGCCGATTTTCAGGTAACCCAAACAAATGAAGGGCAACCCGTGCCATTGACTTATGGAATAGTAAATATACCTGGAAATATTATATTTTACGGCAACCTTTACACTGTCGAAGAGAAGCAAAAGGCAGGCGGTAAAGGTGGCGGGGGCGGTGGTGATGTCGTAACGGGTTATAAGTATTATATGGACGTTTGGCAGGGAATAGCGCAAGGCAAGATTAATCTAATAACTATGTATGAAGATTCAGACACTACTAAAGGCGTCTCGAGCCTTTATCAAAAGTTTAATGATGGCACCAATGGAGTTTACCCAACAACGGCCGACGCTCCACAGCTAACCTATGCCTCATCTATACCTGGAGTGGCACATATATTTTTTAAGAGGTTATATTGTGGCGAAAATAAAACATACGTTCCTACCATAAATTTTAAAATCCAAAAGGTTTTGTCTACGGGCTTAAGGAACGAAAATATGTCTAATGGCTCTAACCCAGCAGGGGCGGTATATGACCTACTTGTAAATATAGCGGGGCTGAACCCAAATGATGTGAATTATGATAATTTTAATCAGGCTTCGGATTATTATTATAGCAAGGGTTGGGGTATTAATTATGTTATATCTTCCTCTACACAAGCTAAAGAGGGCGCGAATAAGATTTTAGAGTTTGTCGATAGTTATTTAGATTACGATTCTGATGGCAAGATTGTAATAAAGATATTTAGACCTGACGATACCCCTGTAGGGACTATCCAAGACGATTGGATAAGTTTCTCTTTAGCAAAGCCCAGTTGGAATACAATTTATAACCAATTTGTTGGCAATTATGTAGATAATGGCGTAACGAGAACACTAATTCTTGAGAACCCAGCAACCCAATTATTGGCAGGAATGAAAGTGCGTCAAGAAATAGATTTAACGGCTTTTATAGACCAAACGACGGCGATGTCGAGATTGTCTGAATTTATGAAGCAAGGCAGTTACCCAAGAATGACCTTAAATTTAAAATTACCGATTAAATATGCGATGTATTCTATAGGCGATGTTTTAACGGTAATAAATTCTGATATTGGCTTAAATGGTAATTTTAGAATTCTTTCGATAAGCGAGCCAGCGATTGATAGTAATGAAATAACAATGCAACTTTTGGAGCAGACTGAAGCCCAAATGGATACCAACTTCTTAAATGTTGGCGGGACTGAATGGGTGCAACCTACTTTTACGGCTACCCCTTTAACCCATATTAAGATTGTAGAATTAGATTATATAAGCGGGGTTTCTAGCCCAGCGGTTTTAATTTTAGCTAATAAAGAAATGGGCTACGAAACGGGCTTTGCCGTCTATGGAAGCACTGACGGCTCTAATTATGAGTTGCTAACCACTTGTAGTTCTTGGGCTACGGCTGGAGTTTTAGACGGGCCGTATAGCTCCAATACCTATGATATAGACCCCAACGGGCTTTTATTTACCCCATATAAAGAGTTCTACACATATGCGAGCACGGATATGACGGGGCTGTTTACTCAAAAAAGGGTTTTAATAGTGGACAATGAAATAATGGCATTTCAAAACCTTAACCCGTATGGGACCGCAGATTATAGCATTACGGGAATAATAAGGGGGCTTTTATGGACCACAAAGGCAGACCATAGCAGTGGAGCCCAAGCGTGGATTAATAATGTCGGAGACAACATTTTAAGCGTTCCGTATAATGTAAACACTTTTTATTTGAAAGTGGCCCCAATAGTTATGAACTCTGTTTTAGATTTGTCGCAAGTAACGGCTATACAAGTAAATTTGAGTAATAAGGCAAATATACCAATTACCCCGCAGGCTATAGTAGCCACAAGAAGCGGGGCAAGTGTAAATATTGATATATTTGCAGTAACTAAAGCTAATTTAGATGGAGCGGGTTACCAAAATGCGGACGCCTACACAGATACCTACCCATTTTTGGTTGAAGGAAGTTTCGAAGTTACCATCGGAAGTAATGTAATGGTTTATACCACACCAAATATAACAATTAGTAATGCGAGCGCCTTCACGGTAAGCGTAAGGCATTATAACAACGGACAGTATTCGTCAAGCAAGTCTTTATATGTTGGAGCTTCTGACGGCGTATATTCTATAAATTAAGGGGGCAATATGGCTACACTATCACCAACGGGTTTGCAAACGGCAACCTACGGCACAACGGGTTGGAATAATATATATTCTACCAATTTTCAAATGATTAATAATTTCTTTAATAGGTTTAATTTATCTCTAAACCAAATAACCTTTTCAAGTGCCATAACGGTTGATTGGAGCATAAGCGATTCTCAGATAATAACTTTAACGGGAAACACAACGATAAATTTTGCCAATGGGCGAGCGGGTGGCAAATGTATTCTATTAGTGAAGCAAGATTCTACGGGTGGGCGAGTAATAAATTGGGGCAGTAATGTCGTAAATGGTTTTCAACCCTCGACTACGGGAAATTCTCTGACCGCTATGATATTTGTCTACGATAGCGTAGATTCTAAATATGTAGGCATTAGTAGCTCGGCGGTTGTTAATAATACCATTACGGTTAATGTAGGCATTATAAGTGCGAGCACCACCTTAACCCAAACCAATAGTGGTTCTGTAATAGAATTAAATAACCCGAGCGCAAACGCGACTGTTACCTTACCAGCGGTGTCGGCGGGGTTTTATGTAACTTTTATGGGCAATAATAGTAGTAGCTATTCTTATACACTGCAACCTCCGTCTGGAGCAAATATCTTTTGGAATGGCGTCTGGAATTCTTCGGTTGTATTAAGTGGGCCACTTAAGGGCGGAATGTATTACCTGTTTTGTGATGGTTATAATTATGTTTTGAGTTATTACCCAAATTTTGTTGGTGCCCCGACAAATAACCCAATCTTCACGGGCAATGTTGGTATTGGGACGACATCGCCAAGTTCTGCATTAGACGTAGTTGGTGATATAATCGCTGAGTTTGGAAGTAGCACGACAAGAATAGTAGGAATAAATGGACTTGCCTCAGGAAAAACGGCGTCGTTCCGATTTGGTGACCAATATAACCAAGTTCAAAACGTTTATGGCGGAAATATGACAATCTATGGTTGGCACTCAGTCCAATTAATTGGCTCCTCTAATAATCTATCGACAGATAAAGTGTTAAGAGTTACAGAATATACCACTGATAGATTAGTTGTAAATAAAGGGGGTAATGTTGGCATTGGGAATACGAGCCCTACGGAAGTATTAGATGTCACTGGCAATATCCAAGCAAGTGGAGCGATAAAGTGTAATTTAGTAGCAAGCCTAACGGGGACGACGGCGGGCAATATCCAATATTCTCAGTATTTGCAAGGGCAATTTAAGGCTTTGGGAATGCAAGCAAACGGTTATGAGAATAATACCTCAACTAACCAAACCATAACCTTCCCTGTGGCTTTTACTAATACCCCAGCAATAGTAACCAATACCACTGGTCTAACTTTATCTGTGAGCACCACCACATTAACAATAACGGCACCCAATAGCGCGACTGTGTATAATGGCATTATCGAAATTAAAGGTTTTTAGAGGGTATAAATGAAAAAAAGTCTAAAAGATTATTTAAAAGGTTTTGGGTTGCAAAATACAATTATTTTGATTGGTTTGTTTATTTTTGCAAGTGGAATAATAGGCCTGTTTTATGCACCACTACAATTTGTATTTAAGAAAGTTTTTTTAGTCTCTTTATGGTATTCTTTGGCTTATGTTTTTAGAATTTTAAGAATAGGCCATATAGAATGGGACGCAGACGCAAGGCTTAAGGTGGCATATTATTTAACTATCCTGTTAAGTAGTTCTATAATTATTGCTTTTGGCTAAAAAAAACATATCCGTAAAGGGGCCTACAAGCGTTGCAAACGATTTTTAGGTGTAATTGTAAGTCTGAAGGCCCAAACAAGCGTGGCGGGCCATTAGCGTAGCGATATGAGGGTTTTATTAGTTTTTCTTTTGATGTTTTCCATAGCACGGGCAGATTGCAGAGTTTTGATACCGAAAGTAAAAAATGCAAGCGAGTTTGTGCTCGGAATTAATTATCCTTACCAATTTAATTTAGGCCAAATTGAAGTGGAGACCAATTGCATTTGGCGGACGAGCTTAGATGGAATTGGTAGCATTGGATACGCACAAATTACCCCTGTTTTTTGGGATAAGGTTCTAAAAAAGTATTTCCCTGGTTGGAAGCAAAAAGATAATTTTGATTATTTTTTATCGCAAGCTTATATTATTAAAGACGCGCAAGAGCGGGCTAAGATTAAAAAGCTTTGGGTTATATACCAGATATATAACCGCAGTGCTTATTATGTGAATCGTGAGGCAGTGGAAGGACGGGGCAATTGGGAAAGGGCTCTCGATGTATGCGTCGCGAAATATAACCAATCTATTTGTGTTTGGAGACAAGGCGGGGTTTGTAAACAGTGGCGGGGCAGTTGTGATATTAATTACGAATATTCTCTAAAAGTGTATGAAAAAGGTATTAAATACCAGGGGGTTAAATGCAACTATTGGTAAGTTTTTTGAGTCGTTATAAATGGTATATTGCGGGGTTTGTTTTTATTGTCCTTGCGTATATAGTCTATGTCGATATAACCAATTATAAAAGCGAGCAAAAGGTAATTAGAGATACGAATAAGTCTTTAGAAAAGATGGTAAAAGAAAAAGACGCCCAGATTAAGGATTTACAAGACCAATTAGATGTTCTAAAGAAAGAGCAAGAGCTGAAAGAAAAAACAATCTCTAAGTATGAATATAAGAGGCAAAAGATTGTGGAGCCTAAAAGTATAAAAGAGCTAAAACAAAGATTTAAGGGGTTGGGATATGCGCCGACTAATTAGTGTTTTTTTAATAGCCTTTTTTCTAATTGGAGCGACCACAGCATTTGCCGAAGACAAGGTTTGTTTTAGTGTTTCCGACGCTTCTAATATGGTTGTTGAATTGGAGCAAAAAAGAGTTTTAGACCAAGAAATAAAAGAATATCAAGCACTAACCCAGAATTTAAAAGACCAGAATGAAGCTTTAGCTAAACAAAATAGCCTTCTTAAGGAGCAAGTGGAGCTCCAGCAAACTATTGCTAATAATTATAAAAATGCCTATAATGAGTGCGTAAGCCACAAAAAACCTTCTATAGGCGACAAAGTTCAATATTTTATAATGGGCGCGGGTCTCGGAATAGCAATATTGGTGCTGTTATAATGGAAGTTTCGATTAAGCTTGAAGGCGTGGAGCAGGTAAAAGAAAAATACAACCCTGAGCAAATTAATAAAGCAATTAAGTTTGCTTTAAAAAATTCTATTAGAAGTGGCAAGACGGAGGCCAGCTCCGACATTAGAGATAAATTGGGCTTTAATATAAAAAAATCCGATTTAGATAAAAAAATATCTACCAAATATAATGAGACAAAAGCCGAAATATCGGTAGTGGGCGAGCCTATCCTAATGTCCTATTTTAACCCAGTCCAAATAAGCGATAGAGTAAAAACTCAGATTAGAACTAAAAAGGGTAAATTTGAATTGACCACCAAAGGGACGAGAAAGCAAGCAACGGGCGGGGTGCAAGTGCAAATTATAAAAGGCCAACAAACTATTATAAGTGGGGGCCAATGGCAGATTGGAAATATAGAGGGTGTTTTTATTGCAAGAGGGCGAGGCGGAACACCATTAGTTCTTGGGCGCGAAGCAAGTGGCAAGTTAATTGCCCTTAAAGTTTATGGCCAAGAATTTATGTTTAAAAAGATTTTGGACTTAGTGGCCGATAAAGTGGTTGTCCAGTGGCAAAAAGAATTTTCTAATCAAATAAAGCAATTAGAAGCGGGCACGGCAACTTGGATTTGACAAAATGGTTTAAATGTTTATAATGTATTTAGCCTAATGGTAATTTTTACTGTATGCCACTTTATTGGGTGGCTCTAATAAGTGTTTCCTACTCAATAGTTAGACGCCCTTAGGGGCGTTTATACTTGATTTTTTATATATTTTATTGCTACAATAGAGATGGAAAACCTCCGTTAAGTTCATTATCTCCTCCTTTTTTAGGCCAGCGCCCCAATAGTATTTTGCCAGCTATTGGGGTTCTTTTATTAAAAAAAATATAAAAAAAATAATAATTTTTTAGTGTCTTTATTCTTATTATCCTAATGGCATAATCTAACTGAATATTTTTAATAAAAACTTGACAAATAAATTTAATGTGATATAGTGTCTTTTAAGTTTAATAAAAAACAATATAAATGACGGCGACGGTGGCCAAAATACTTTAATATAGTTGGCGTTAAGTTTTAGAGATTTTTGATAAAAAATAATAAAAAAAATAATAAAAAAAATATACGGTTTAATTATATTGTTATCTTAATATAATCTAAGGGTGTTTTTTAATAAAATACTTGACAAATAAAAAATATTTGATATAGTTAGTCTTAAGGATTTGAAAAAATCCTAAAAAAATTTTTTCGGAGGTTTCCAATGAATTATGAACAAACTTTAAAAGAGTTCGAAAGGCAGGTAAAAGATGGAATGTCTACGCTTACTGTAAATGCTTCTGAATTTTTAGTAACTGAAGATTTGCTCGAAGTTATGGACGAGATAGTTGAAGAGAGAACGGGCTCTTATAGTGAAAGTATTTTAATTGGTAAAGACGATTTATTCTATATGAGCTCGAATGGTTGGGTCTCGATAATAGTTATAAATTGTAAAGATATAGACAATGATACTGACGAAAAGTTTACCGATGAAATATGGAAGGAATTAGAAAAAATAATTGAGGGGTTAGATAAAAATAGAAAGAGATAGAGGCCTTCGGGCCTCTTTTTTTTTGCCCAAAATTTATAAAAAATAATAAAAAAAAATAAGAAAAAAAATACGGCTTGATTATATTGTTATCTTAATATAATCTAACGGCGTTTTTTTAATAAACGCTTGACAAATAAATTTTATTTGATATAGTTAGTCTTAAGGATTGGTTAAAATCCTAAAAAATTTTTTCGGAGGTTCCAAATGGGTTATGAAGAAACTTTAAAAGAGTTCGAAGGACAGGTTGAGGCAGGGCGTTACACGCTTACGGTAAATGCTTCTGAATACCTGGTAAGCGAAAATTTACTAGAGGCTATCGATGAGATAGTCGAAGAAAGGTATACGGGTTCTTATAGCGATAATATCTTAGTCGAAGACGATGATTTATTCTATATGGGCTCGAAGGGTTGGGTCTCGATAATAGTTACGGCTTGCTCGTCGATGACCGATGAGGGCGATGAAAGTATAACTAATGAAATATATACAAGGCTTGAAAAGATAGTCGCGGGGTTGGATAAAAATAGAAAAAAATAAAAAGAAATAGAAAAAGATAGAGGCCTTTGGGCCTCTTTTTTTTTGCCAAAAAACTATAAAAAAATAAAAAAAAATAAGAAAAAAAATATACGGTTTGATTTTATTGTTGTCTTAATATAATCTGACGGTAAAAAATAATAAAATACTTGACAAATAAAAAATATTTGATATAGTTAGCTTCAAGGATTGGTTAAAATCCTAAAACTTTTCGGAGGTGTTCTGATGAATGTTTATGATTTGGTGGTCGAAAAAATTTTAAAGGCAATGGAGCAAGGCATTGCTCCTTGGGTTAGTCCTTATGCAGGCAAGCCAAATAAAAATTTGGTATCTAAGAAAGAGTATCGCGGAATTAATGCTTTGTTGCTAAATGCAGTAGCAACGGCAAACGGTTTTAAAAGCCCGAATTGGGCGACGTTTAGGCAGGCCACAGAATTGGGCTTGAAAGTTAAAAAAGGCTCAAAGGCAACGATGGTTGTCTTTTGGAAAGACTTTGAAGTTGAAGAAGAAGAAAAAACCTCTAAAAGGTTTGTATTAAAATACTATAATGTATTTAATGCAAGCCAGTTAGAAGGATACGAAGAAAAGGATACGGAAGTTTGCAATAATGATGTTTTAAATGATTATTGCAAAAGAGAAAATATAACAATTAAGCTCGCCAATGCAGTGGCAAGCTTTTACGCTCCTGGCAGTGATTCTATAGTCTTGGCACCAACGAAACCTGAGTTCTACGATTCGAATTTTGCCCACGAATGCGTGCACTCCACAGGGCACCCCAAGAGATTGGGCAGGTTCGAATTGGGTTTTATAGAAACCCCAGAAAGGTCTCTCGAAGAATTGGTCGCAGAGATTGGAGCATCAATGTTATGCTCGATAATGGGCAAGCCCGCCCACATCGAAAACACCGCAAGTTATGTTAGCAGTTGGGCAGACTTCCTGAGGGACGATAAAAAGTCCTCGATAATAAAAGCTTCTTCTATGGCCCAAAAAGCAGTTGATTATATATTGAATAAATAGGCCGAAAGGCTTATATTTGAGCGAGGCCGAAAGGCCTTTTTTTTTGCCCAAAAATTATAAAATTTTTATAAAAAAATAATAAAAAAAATATACGGTTTAATTTTATTATTATCTTAATATAATCTGACGGTATTTTTTTAATAAAAACTTGACAAATAAATTTAATGTGATATAGTGTCTTTTAAGGATTGAGAAAGTCCTAAAAAAAGTTTCGGAGGTTTTGAAATGAACGGAGCAAGCAACTCAAAGGTTTTAGGCGTGTTAGTGGATAAAGCGGGACACGGTGTTTTAAATGCAAGTGTCGACGGTATGAGTCTAAATTTAATGTTGGCGTTGGCAAAAAGGTTCGAGGACTATCTCGGAAAAGAGTTCGTTTGTGCCCACGACGACGACGACAAGGTAGTAATAAGATTAAAAAACACCAATGATAGAAAAGCCCTCAATTGGAGCGACGGCGTAGCTGTTGAGGCCACAGATTTAATGGTATTTGATAGCATACCAAAGATAACTGTGGGCGACGAATTAGATATGCAGGCAATAGTAGTAAGAACAAACTATGCTAAAAGGGGGCAAAAATGAACAATATAGAGATTATGGAACTCCAGTCCAAAAAGGGCTGGGGGTTTTTTGAAATTGACGAGGCAACTCAGGAGTTTATCGAAACTGTGGCTGTAGCTGTTGAGGCATTGACGGGCGAACAAACAGCCACAGTAGGGGCGGGCAGGGTGTATCTATATGTAAAAGCCCCAAAGGTGTGGGCAAATGGTTTAATTATGGTAACCAAAAGAGTAAACGGGCACGAGGTAATTTCTAAGGCCGATAGCGAAAGAATAAAAAAGGCCTTAGAGATATTAATTGGCAACAAGGCATAAAAAGGTTATTTGTCAGGCGTTAAAAAAAATAAAAAAACGCTTGACAAATAAATTTAATTTGTTAGAATGTATTTAAAGGATTGGTTAAAATCCTTAAAAAAAGTTTTTCGGAGGTTTCCAATGGTTAAGGCAGTTTTATTGGGTGAGTGGGACTTCGGGGGTTATAACCATAACCACCTGAATGTCTACGAGGGCGAGGGCAAATATTTTATCAACAATGTAACGGACGATGAGGGTTTAATAATTAGCGTTAATGGTGAGGCCATTAATGTGATAGAGTTGGGCGAGCACCTATGTCCGCCCAAAGTTATAAGCGAGGCGCAAAATGACTGAAATAGAATTCGTGGGTTCTCCAAAAAGAATTCTCGGCGCAATAGACGCTGAGGCTGTTATAATAGTTTATTGTGTGGGCGAGTATGACGCCCCCAATAATAAATGCAAATCTAATATCTATAGAGATATAAACGGCAAAGAGTATAAAGACAAATGTTCTAAAAAAATAGAGGGAATGACTGTATATGAATTAAGACACGATGAGCAGGCCGAAAAAATATATTTGATAGAAAGAAGCGTTGTTTCTGTAAAGGGTGCTTTATGAGCACCCCCCACAATTATAATAGCAATATGTAGTAATAAGGACGCCGACGCCTGACCATATGGCAGGATAAAGTAAGCGTTAATATCGGAGGTTTTATGCCCAACCTGAATAAGGTTTTCTTGATGGGACATCTCACAAGAGATGTCGAATTGAAGTATACCGCCACCAATGTGGCGATTGGGTCTTTTGGCCTTGCTGTGAATACCAAAGGCAAGGACAAGGACGAAGTGCTTTTCGTAGATATTACGGCAATCGGTAAGCAGGCCGAAACAATTAGCCAGTATTGCAAAAAGGGCTCCGCAATATTTGTTGAGGGTCGATTGAGATTGCAAAAGTGGCAGGATAAAGAGGGCAATAATAAACAACGAATGGACGTTGTCCTAAGTGGTTTCCAGTTTATAAGTGGCGTTAAAGAGAAAAATGAAGAAAGGTTCGAAGACGGCGAGCCGTTCTAAGGGGGTTGTATGATTGATTATAAAGATTATGGAAGCAATACCCAAAAGGGTATTAATTGGGCGTTCGGTGTTATCGATTTATTACTGGTTTTGTTAATTTTTATAGAATTAGCCAAAGTTAAATGGGGGCTGTTATGGTAACTTACAAGCCCCGTAATAAGTTTTCGGAAGAAATGCTTCTATCTGACTATATGCAAATTAAGAGGCTACCAGAGCCCCACAGTTTAGCTATAGTCGAGAAGTTTAAAAAGCACTCGCTAAAGTTTCTTGAAGTGGAGCTATTCGCATATATGCACCAAAAAAAGCCAACCACAAGGCAAGGGAAATTAAACAGGTTTTATAGAATATGGGCTCTAATGTGGTATTTGCAAACTAACCACATTACCTATGCTAAGGCGTTAAATACATTTAATAAATTAAAGGCGGAAGTTGAGGCAATAGCTAAGGGCCAGCCTGAAGTAGTTAAGGTGTGGTTCCCTAAGCAAGGGTTGTCGGAAGTATATACTTGGGCTAAATGCGTCCAATATTATTTAAAGTATAAAGAGGCTAAGGGCTTAAAAAGAAATGTATATAAAAAGGTTTTCTTAAAGCTATATCAAGAGGTGTCGAAATGAAAGAGTTAATTTCTAAAGCAATTGAATTAAATAATATGGAGCTATTAAAACAATTGTTAGAGTCGCAGGCAGAGGCAGAAAAAATGGCCTCTAAAAAGGTTTTCTATAAGTCTTTGTCCGAATTCCAAAGCGAGTTGCCAGCAATAAAAAAGACTAAGACGGTTTATAATAGAGATGGTAAAACAGTCCGCTATAATTATGCAAGTTTCGATGACGTGGTTGAGGCAATAAAGCCACTGTTAAATAAGCACGGGTTGTCTTACCGTTTCGAGGCCGAATACCAAGATAAAGCAACAATTACTGTGCGATGTTTTATAAGCCACGAAGCGGGCCACCAAGAGGTTACCGAGTTTAAGGCAATAGTGCAATATTCGGAGTTTATGCTCCCTATCCAGTCTTTGGCTACGGCTTTAACTTATGCTAAGAGATATTCTATATCTTTGGCGTTGGGATTGGCAACCGAAGAGGACACTGACGCTAACGATTTAGAAAATGACAAGGAAGTTGTAAATACCAATATTAAGAAAGAAATCGAAAAGGCTAAAGAAGCGCAAGCAAAAATTCAAGAAAAAATGAAAGAGACAAAAGATGAGCCTTTTATCGATGAAAAACAGGTTAAAAATATCCAGCAGATAATAGAGCGAAAAGGCCTAAAAGAAGACGAAGCCATACAAATTATAACTAAGATAATTGGGCGCTCGATAATATCTGTCGATAAAATAAAGAAATCCGAAGCCAATAGAGTAATGATTGAGCTCGTAAAGGCAGGCGTGGAATGAAAAAGAATTCGTTGGCCGACAAGATTTATGTTATACAAAATACATTGACGGACGAAATGCTAATACCCGAAACTAAGTTAGTGGTTATTTATGGAATTCTTGGGAATATTGAGGGCAAGATTGAATTAGAAAAGTTTTCTAAAGAGTTATTTATAAGTAAATACAAGCTTAAAAAAGTCGAAAAGCAGTTAAAAGAGCTTGGCATAATAAAAATAAAAGATTTATGAGGTGTAAAATGATTTTAAGCGATAAAGAAATTATTAAAAGGGCAATCAATGGAATGATAGAGCCATTTGAAAGCAGGCAGGTAAAAGATATCGGAGGCGTAAAAATTATATCTTATGGAGTTTCCAGCTATGGTTACGATATGCGTATTTCTGACGAGTTTAAAATATTTACCAATGTAAATAATGCAATAATTGACCCGAAAAACTTTTCTGAGAATAGCTATATTGATTATGAAGGCAGTTCTTGCATTATACCACCTAACAGCTTTGTTTTGGCAAGAAGTTTAGAATATTTTAGAATACCGAGAGATATCCTAACCATATGCGTTGGCAAATCTACATATGCAAGGTGCGGAATTATTGTAAATGTAACACCTTTTGAGCCCGAATGGGAAGGCTACGTTACCATTGAAATATCGAATACCACCCCTTTGCCAGCTAAAATATATGCCTTTGAAGGTATAGCCCAAGTTATTTTTCTAAGGGCTAATGAAGTGTGCGAAGTAAGCTATAAAGACAAAGATGGTAAATACCAGAATCAAAAAAAGCTTACGACGGCGAAGGTGTAAAATGAGATTGATAGAGTTTAAAGATGTAGGCGAGGCCGAAAGGTTTTTTAGTGAAGTAGGCTACACCACACAGTTTTCTAAAATATTTGAAATAATAAAGATGGAATGGAAGGACGAGGCCCCAACAAAGACGTCCGAAAGGTTTCTCCATTATTGGAATGATAGACTAGCGGATACGCCTTGCAGGCCGAGCTTTAAAGATTATACGGTTGGGTTTATTTTAGTAATGCATTTAATAAATGAATTGCGCGAGGTGTAATATGGAGCATTGGAGCCATAGCAAAATAGAGGCAACTAAAGGTTGCAAATTGGCATTTGAAAAAAGATACATCGAGAAAGCACCAGCAGATACCGAAATACCAGAGTTTGAGTCCGCAAAAGAAATCCACGAAAAAATCCAACAGGATTTTATGGACGGCAAAGCCAATTATGAGGCTTTAAATGAGTATTTAAA